GAGTTCGCGCACCGTCGCGCATTCGGTGCGCGTGACGAGGTTGTACCGTGGTCGGCGCACAAGCGAGCCATGGATACGGCTGAGAGCGGGTATGGCTCGCAGTTGATCGGAGCCCAGTATCTCGGCGGGCTGTGGGAAGCCGCTCGTCGAGAGGCGCGGGTATTCCCGCTGATTCGATCCTTCACGATGACCGCTCCCACGGCGTATCTGCCGGTCGAGGTCGACTTCCCGCAACTGCTATACGTCAGCGAGAACACGGCCAACAACAGCTCGAACTACACGACGACCAAGACGGGGTCGCAGCGCGTTACCGTCTCGGCTGTCAAGTTCGTGTTGCACCAAATGTGGTCCGGTGAGATGGAGGAAGATGCGATCATCCCCTATCTGCCGTTCCTTCGAGGGCAGGCGCAGAAGGCGTTGTCGTGGTATCAGGACAACCTCGTCCTCCGTGGCGACACGACAACGGCAGCCACGTCGAACCTCAATGACATTGACGGCACGCCGACCGCGACGGACTGGTATCTGGCGTGGGATGGCATCGATCACGTGGGACTGGTCGACAACACGAACAACCAGATCGACGCGGCTGGCGCCATCACATACGAAGACCTCATCAACGCGAAGTCGAAGATGATCGACCGCACGTACTTCCACGACTGGGGCCATCCTAACAGCCCGGCCGACCTGGTCTACGTGTCAGAGCCGGCAACGGCTGACGCGATCGCGCTGTTGGACGAGGTTATCACGGTGGACAAGTACGGCTCAAACGCGACTGTCCTGACGGGCGAGCTGGGCAACATCGGCCGGCATCCGCTCATCGTGTGCGACGCGCACCGTCTTACAGAGTCGACGGGGTTCATCGACAAAACAGTCTCCGACAACACGAAGGGCATCGTCACCGTGTTCAACCGTAATGCGTTCGTGCTGGGCATTCGGCGGGCGTTGCAGGTTGAGACGGAGCGCATTCCGGCGACCGACCAGAATCGCATCGTGTTCTCGATGCGGTGGGGCATGGGCAGATTCTCGCCGACTGGCGCCGCCAGTGGGATCGAGGGCTCCTGCACGATCTTCGATATCACGGTATAGGTAAGCGGATGACAGGAGGCTACGATGACCATTGAGCGCATCGGCGTCCACGTCCGCGACTCGGACTACGACACCGTCAAACTGAACGACAACTGCGAACTCCGCATCGGTAGTGGGGCGGATTCAAACGATCCAGCAGCGTACGACATCCGTGTACGGTGGGATGGTACGGACCTGGACGTGTTGCAGAGCACGGCGAACAGTGCGATCAACCTTGGCATCGATGGAGCCGGGATTGACTTCAAACTGTTCGGCGACACGGCGAGCGCGTACTGCCTTTGGGACCAGAGCGCGGATCAGTTGATTCTGAGCGGCGCCGCCTCGCTTAGCATTGGCGGGACGGCGCTGGCTGCGACCACGACCGAACTCAACCGGGCGGCTGACGTATCGACCCGGCTCATTGCAGCCGGCGCCACGCTGACCGTGACCGAAGCAGCGCACGATGGCAAGATCATTTGCCTCGATACTGCAACGGGTTCGACCTGCACGCTTCCGGCGGCGACCGGATCAGGTGCGGTATTCCGGTTTGTGGTATCTGTCGTTGCTACGTCTAACGCGCATGTGGTGAAGGTGACTGGCAATGACACTATGTTCGGCCAGGCATCGGTGCTCGACGCCGACTCCGACGCCGTGATCGCCTACGCGGCGGCCTCGACCGACGACACGCTGACGCTGCCTGGTACAACGGCTGGCGGATCGATCGGCGACTGGTTCGAAGCGATCGATCTAGTAGCTGACAAGTGGGCTGTCTGCGGTGTCCTGACGTGCGCTGCGGGTAGCAACAAGGCCGACGTATTCTCGGCGACTGTGACATAGGGGGACCGCATGGGAACCAGCACTCAGGCAAGACTAGATGGGCCGATCCTCGTGCGTAGCCGGGCGGTTACTGACGCCGACACGAACACGACAGTACTCGTCGTTGACGTGCCGGCTTGCACGTTCGTTCCACCGTTTGGAGTCACGGCGCATATCATCACTGGATTCGCTGGCGGAACGCCGTCGTGGGATGTTGGCGACGGGACGACGACGAACGGCTGGGTGGCATCGGCGGAGATAACTGAGACGACGGCTGGTATGTACACTGGCACGGCCAACTACGCTGCCGTCGGGAAGTACTACGCATCTGCCGACACGATTGATGTTGTCGTGGCGACGAGCGCGACGGCTGGGTGCGGATATCTAACGGTCATGCAGTATGACCTGAGCGACGAGCCGATGACGGCCGTCTAGCATGGACTCAACGTACTCGGGGCCGCCACCGCAACCATGACGCGTTGACGTCAAAGGCCGTTCGGCCTGAGTCGGGATAGCGCGGCCCCGAGTACGATCACAGGAGACGCAGATGGCATTACGACAGTACAGCGGAGCGGTCACGACAACCGGCGATGCTGGATCTGCGACGGGTACGGGGTCTGTGACCATCCCGACGCACGGTCATATCGAGTATATCTATATCGACTACCATGCCAGCGCGCACGCGAACACGGACGTGACGGTCGCGTACGCGAGCACTCCGCCCGGTGGCAACATCCTCGTCGTAAGCAACAACAAGACCGACGCCTTATACTTCCCGCGGGCCTCGTGCGTCACGAACGCGAACGGAGCGATCACAGACAGCTACACGAAGTTCCCAGTAGCCGGCAACCTGTCGCTCGCGGTCGCTGATAGCACGGCGCTCACGGCATGCGTGACGGTCTATGTGGGAGTGAGCACATGAAGCGATACACGGTGAAGCAGCATTACCACAGCGCGTGGGGCGACCTGACGCGAGGGACGGTTGTCGAGCTTGACGACGCGACGGTCGAATGGCTGTTGCGTGACTCACCTGGCGTTGTGGAGCCGGTCGAGGCGCTGCCGCCGGAACCGTTGCCGGATCCGATACCGGACAAGTCGGCACGCGCAATGGACGAGCCAGCGCAGAATCGTCAAGTTACCAGGGCGCCAGCTAAGCGCGTGGTGCCTGGCTATGGCAAGTAACCTCTATCTAACAGTGGCGGAGTTCAAGAACCGCATCGATGCGGTAAGCGTGACGTGGAGTGATGCCGAGTCAACGGCGGCGGAGCGCATCATCGAGGCGGTGAGCCGAAACATCGATCGGCATTGCGGCCGGTTCTTCTACACGACTGCGACCGGCACGGTGAAGTACTATCAGGCCGACGACGGTGCGTACGTGTGCGTTGATGATCTGGTCAGCATCGACACATCTGGTTTGACGACGGACGAAGACGGGGACCGTACGTACGAAACGACGTGGGCAGCGACGGACTATGACCTGACGCCATACAATGCGGCGGCCGTGGGCGATCCGTACACTGAGTTGTGCACAACGCCGGCTGGCCGGTACTCATTCCCGACGATAGCGAAGGGCGTGAAGATCACTGGCTCATGGGGATGGCCAACGACTCCGCCGGAGGTTGTTGAGGCTTGCTTCCTCGAAGCGGCTCGGACGTGGCAGCATGCGCACTCGCCGTCAGGCGTGAGCGCATCATCCGAACTGGGCTCATGGATTGTCGAGCCGATGTTGCATCCGAAGACGCAGGCGATGCTCAGGCATCTGCGGAAGAATCTGGTAGCGTTCGTATGAGCGGCGAACTGGGCGTTGAGCTGACGATCACGAAGTCGATCGACTTCGGCGCCCTGACGAACGGCGCTGTCGAGAAGTTCCTGAACAGGGCCGTGCTAGACGTGCATCGGTTCGTGACGCAGAATGCGCCGAGCGATACGGCCAGGCTCAAGACGAGCCTGCAGATAGGCGGCGACCAGTCGTTGACCGAGGTGCACGGTGCCGAATGGGCGAGGGTCGGAACGCGGCTGCCGTATGGTTACGTGCTGGAGAAGGGCCGGAAGCCAGGCGGAAAGATGCCACCGAAGGACGTGTTGTTGCCGTGGATGCATCGGCACGGTATCCCGCCCGAGGACGAGTTCGGGGTTCGACTGGCCATCAAACAAAAGGGCATCATGCAATACGTGGGATGGTTCTCGTCGGGGGTCGAGCAAGGGCTCAAGAAGGCCGATACCTGGCTGACCGAGCTGGGGGCGCAGATCAAGTCCGGCTGGGAGGATAGCCAGCGGTGAGCACGTCAATTCGCGCCATCAGAGACGCAATCCAGACGACGCTCGCCGCCGGGCTGTCGACCATCCATGCATACGACACGGCGACAGGTAGCGAGCGGTTGAGCGCGCCTGTCCTCATCGTGTTCCCGGCCCCGGGTGGCGGACGGGCGACGGCTGGCGGACGGTATACCCGCAAGTTCGTCATCGAAGTCCACTGCCCGCTCACCGGCACACTGGCGCGGGCACAAGACGTGCTCGACGATCTGATAGACGACGGCAGCACCTCGAACATCGAGGACGTGCTAGAGGCTGACAAGACGCTCGGCGGAGTTGTCGAGTCGATCCGCGTTGACGAGTTCGAGGCGTACGGGTACGCCGAGGTCAACGGGCAGGATACGCTCATGCTCAGGATACCGATGGAGGTAATGCACGCATGAAGGGACTAGAGTTCGTTGGGATCAAGCTAGTGCTGACTGAGCGGGCGTTCCGCATCAGCGAGACAACCGGCGAGCGCGTGCCAGCGTTGTTCCCGCCAGGCGTTGACGAGGGTGACTTGGAGCCTGGACTGGTATTCTCGCTCGACGCTGAGGACTTCGAACTGGCAATCCATCCCGAGGACTGGATAGCATCGGGAGCGGTCGAGTTCTTGCCGCCCGAATTGGAGCCCGAGAATCTGACGGCTTCCCCGACGAGGCCGGTCCCTATGCGACGTGGCCCGGCGCGATTGCCGGAGCAGGGGGCAGACGATGACCCGTAAGCACGGCAAGGACGCCAGGATCCTGATTGACCAGTACGATGCGTCTGGACTCGCGAACACGTGGACGCTCAATTACAACGTGGACACGTCCGAGTGTACAGCGATGCTCGACACGTCGAAGGAGTATCTTGTAGGAGACTACGCCAGCGATATGTCGTTCGGATCGTACTTCGACACTGGGTCTGACAACTGGGACGAGGTATCGTGGCAGCATATCGTCCAGACGGGCGGGACACGATACGCCGCGTTGTGCCCGTACGGATACACGGCTGGCGACGTAGTGTACGAGCTAACCGGGGCGTACACGAACAAGACGATCCCGTCTCCGGTCGGCGACGCCGTGACGCTTGACGGCAGCATCCAGGGCACGAAGACGGGGCGTGGGATCGTGCTACTCAACGCCAGCATCACTGGCACTGGGGAGCAGACCGGGCAGAACTACGGGGCGACAACGGCAGCCACAACGAAGATAGTTGTATACCGCATCAGCGGAGTGAGTGGCCCTGGCAATATGGTGTTCGCATTGGAGGAATCGCAGGATAACGGATCTGGCGACGCATACGCCGCAATCGCTAGCTTCGCAAGCGGCACGCTCACGGCAAACGGCGTGACGGTCAAGAGCGCGGCCGTTGCGACTGAGGCGTATCTGAGGGTGAACGCCACGACGTTCGCATCCACGTCGGCGACGGTACGTGTTACCGTCGTGACACTACCGTAAGGAGACAACGATGGCACGCGTACATGGCAAGAATTGGCACTCTACCGTCAACTCGGTGGCGATGTCGACAACCGGACAGTCGCACACGCTCAACATCAACGTCGATACGTCCGACGTTACGGCGGCTGTTGACACGTCCAAGGAGTTCGTGATCGGGGACTACGGCTGGGACGTGTCGATCGACGGGGCCGCCGACTTCGGGACGTCCCTCCAGGACGCCACGTTGTTCGCCCTCGTCGGGGCTGGCGTCGAGACGGCGTGGCTATGGAACCCGAGCACGAGCACAACTGCGACGACGAACCCGAAGTACTCCGGCAACGCGATCCTGACGAGCTATTCGCTCACGTCCGGTGTCGGTGACGCCGTTACGTTCAGCTCGTCGTTCCTCGGTAATGGTGATCTGGCGCGCACTACAAGCTAGTGTGCCTCTCGCTTGGCAACAGCCGGGGGCGGCAATGGGGCCGCTCCCGGCGCACCGGAGGAGGTGAGTCATGGTAAAGAAACTGAAGGCTGGGCTCGATGCTCCCGTTGACATGTCGGCGTTCGTCATCAAGACACGCGGCCGCGAGGTGCGCCCGTACAATGGCGAGTCGGTATGGCTCGAACCGTATATGGACAGCCGGACCGAGCTGAAACTGGCGCAGGCCAGAGACGAACTCGGCGACAACCCGGACAACACGGCGGCGTTCGCGATGTTGTGCGAAGTGTTGTGCTCGCTGACGTTGGACTGGGATCTGACGGACAAGTACGGTGACGCGCTGCCAAAGCCGACGGAGCCGGCCGTGTTCGAGGCATTGCCCGCGAAGGCGATTCTGTTCTTGCTCAACGAGGCGCTCGGCACGGAATCGGAGGGGGAAGGACGCAGCGGCTAGCCAGGCTAGCCGCACACGTCATTGACGAGCAACCTGGGGGGCCTGAGGCCGAGATGGCGGCGATCTGTAGCGCATTCTCCACGACGCCAGACGTAGCGGCCGTGTTGCGTGGCGCCCGATGGCGGCGCACGACGATCGCTGTTATGGACGTGATGCATGCGTCGAGGTTGCGAGCGGAGTTCGATGCCAAGCAGACGAAGGGCTGGACGCAGGGCGACCACACGTTCTGGCGCGACATGCTGGAGGCTGGCGGATTCGAGCAGCCACCGTTAGACGGGGGACTGGATGAGCGTAGCGACTGAGCTAGCGCTGCTAATCAAGGCAGATACGAGTCAAGCCGAGAAGAAGATGGGCGGGCTTGGCAAGGCACTCGCCGGTGCTGGTATCGGCGTGGCGGCTGGCAAGGCGGCGGTCGCCGTGGCTGGGATCGGGACGGCGTTTGACGACGCCTATGACAGCATGGCGATTGCGACAGGCAAGACTGGCGCCGAGTTGGAGGCATTGCAGGGCAGCTTCAAGAGCGTGGTCGCAAGTGTGCCCGTTTCGTTCGAGACGGCGACAGCGGCCGTGACTACGCTGTCGCAACGTACGGGGCTCACCGGAGATGCCCTCGACGCGATGGCGATACAGGTGGCTAACCTGTCGCGTATCACCGGGACTGACGCGACGGTTGCGGCTAACGCTGCCGCAGACGTGTTCTCGCGGTTCGGGGTTACGGCAGCAGATCAATCCGCCGCACTCGACATGCTATTCGCGGCAAGTCAGCAGAGCGGCGTGGGCTTCGATACGCTGGCCGGCCAGGTCAATCAGTTCGGCCCCCAGCTACAAGCGATGGGTATGGACCTAGATGCGTCAGTCGCCATGCTCGGGACGATGGGCAAGGCCGGTATAGATGCATCCAGTGTAATGCCGGGACTCACTAAGGCGCTCCGAGAGGCAGCGAAGGCAGGCAA